CCTTCTATATCATTATCAAAGAAATATCTAACTGTTGGTATTTCATCAAAATCTACTATTTGTTTTTTAACTCCAGTAAGACCGATTGTATTTGACATAAAGAAAGAATCTATAGGACCTTCAAATACTGTGAACTGTCTACTTAAATCAGTTGTAAGTATACCGAAGATCATTGATATTTTATTCAGAGAATCCAACTCTTCTTCTGTAACATTTAAAGGTTTCTTAAGCCTATCATATATTCTTTCTATATTCCAAGTTTTATATTTTGGACCACCATTATCATCTAATGCCCTAACTTGAAATCCTACAATCTTATTCGATGAGGTAAGATTAAAAACATACAGCTCTTTTCTTCTTGGGTCATAACCGAATTTTTCAGTCTTATGATGAAGGAGCCTACTCTTAAGATATGGATAAGCTCTATAAGTCAAAGAATTAATTGGATATACATTAAAACCTAATGCAATTTCATCAAAGGTTAAAGATAGATTATTTGCCTTTTCAAATAAATGAAATTCTAAACTTTCACCTAAAGAAAAGTTTTTCTTATTTTCTTTAATAAAATTAATTACATTAATACGTTCCTCTCCTTCGAAATTCTGATTATGATCTTTTAGAAATACATCTAAACTTTCATGTGCTGAACAATTATAACAATGAAAATGTAAATTATTCCAATATAAATTTCCTCTCTTCTTTCTTTCTGAGTCTGTTGAATCCCCACAATAAGGACAAGCAAAATTTAATCTTTCCTTACTTTCTAATATCCTTCTTTTTTCTGGATTAGAATGGTTAGTATGAAGAACTCGGACCACCTTATCGATGATCCGAGCTTTCATATCAGAAGAAATTACTACTTCTGTTCCCATAGTTATTAAAGATCTAAGCCATTAATAAACTCATCAAAATCATCGCCTTTCGAAGAATCTTCTGATTTGGTTTCTGTCTTAGCAGGTTCTTTAGTAGCAGTTGCCGTTTCAGTTTCAGTTACCGTTGAAGCGGCTGCTGTTGTTTTTGCAGTATTACCTGGTGCTTGTCTTGCAGTAACAGTTTCAATAGAAGCGCCTGGGTTACTAAATTGTGCAAGTACACCCATTACTTTATTTCTCTGCTCATCATTCCAAGGTCTGTAATCAAAGTTTGCTAATTCAGGTGCATCCTTAATAAAATCAAGAATTGCAGTTCTTCCTGCATCATCAGCAGTTACAGCATCCTCATTTATACTCATAGGAGATCTACTCCCTTGAAATTTAGAAGAGTCATAATTAGGAAAACCACCTTTCTTTGAAATTACTAATTCAAAATTCTTTCCTTCAAACGGATCAAATACTTGAGTAGGTTCATCAAACTGTGGATTAAGTTCCTCATCAATTTTAGTTTTAATTTTATAACCAAATTTCATGATTTTAACTTGTCCTTCTAAATCCCTATTTTGTGGATCCTTTACGATTTGAACCAATGCATAAAATACTTCTCTACGCTTAAGTCCTTCTGACATCTTTTTATCTACTGCAGATTCAGAATTTCTAAGTTTAAAGAACATATCCTGTACCGGACATTTCTCTCCAACTGTTGAAGGTGAGTCTGCGTAAAAGCCGTTGCCATCTCTATCTTCTAACCAATAGACATATTTACGAACGAAAGGTTTACGTGGATTTTTAACATTAGGTAAAAACCTAATTAGTGAACGGTAAGTACCGTCGGTTCCCTGGTCGGGTTTTGGTGTGTACAGATCGCTGCTTGGTGCAGGTCTGTCTCCAGTGTCAAGGTCCTTGACGCTTACACTGAAAATGTCGAATTCATTTGCCATTTTAATTGCCTTTTTTATTTTACTTTGTTATTAATTGTGGATATAACGCAGCTCTGCCTATTTTTAATTTGCCCGGGTATTGCCAATATACTTTGCCTTGTTATATGCCTGTTTATAAGTCCCTGAATAATCAGTTCCTTTGTTTATTATATATTCATATTTCATTTTGTTTCACATGAAATAGAAATTTTTATTCTATAATAGCAGTAACATCACTTTCTCTAATGCTATATATAGTCTCGCCTTCGTATTTAATCTCAGTACCTGCTAAGTCATGAAACAAAACTCGTGCCCCTACTTTATAATCCTCATCCTCTATACCAGAGCCTACTGAGATGATAGTCCCAGAATATGGTGGTGCACATAGTCCCTCACTCTTTGGTACATAAATATTACCAATTTTTTCTGGTTGATCATCTTTTTTAAGAAATATTCTTTTTTTTATTGCTTTTATCATTGTATTCTGAAACTAAGTTATGATTGCTATATATAAAATATAATTAAATTGAAGAAGAGAAGTATGTAATTACTAGATTTCATGTATTAAGTAATTTTAGTGGTTTTCAATGTAGATAGTATTCTTTGACAACTCTTTTTCAATATTCCTAAATAATTTTATTATCAATCTCTCTACACTTATTTGCATTTAATATAAAATATGCATCAACGAGATCATCTATAGGTTTAGGTATCTTTTCTGAAAAGTCTTTACCTTGAGTCCACTTCCATAAATCTGTCTTCCTTAAATTCTTATCACCTAAAACATCATCTTGGAATGCCTTGACCATATAATGCTTGTTTGCATTTCCTTTTCCGGCTAACTTCTTAACATGTGATGGTTGATAGATTGAGATATTTTCTACACCCCAGGAATTGACTATTTCATTTCTTAAGAATGTGTTGTACTGAACAATATCAATAAATGAATTTCCTTTTGACCCATAAGAGAATCCTTCTAATGCAATCTTATGATCATCTGTTCCATACAGTGTTATTAAAATATTTGAAATAAGATCGGCTATGTTTTGACCGTCTGTGAGTTTTTCTCGTTCTCTAAGTAAAAAATCTTTATCCTTTACTTGTCTATAATAAGGAAATCCTAAAATTGTTTTGGCATCCATCAACTCTTTATGAAAAGAAAATGCTTTAGGTATTCGTCTACCTTCCTCGTCCCATATTCTATTACCGTAATTAAAGAATGTAATAAATGTGTAATTACCTTTTTTATCCTGAGTACATGTACCTGGACTATTAAGAGAAAAATCTATGCCTGTGTAAATCAATTATGTTAAATTAAATACGCTTACCTAATACCGCCCCTAGTGCAGCACCAATTAAACGTGAGGTTAGTAAATCATATAAGGCACCTTTTTGGATACCTAATACTTTAGCAATTGCTTTCCCTACAGTTTTACCTAAAGCAAAACCAGAAAGACCACCTAAAATAGATCCTAAGATACCTTCATTAACGATCTCCTCCATAATAACTTCTAATTCTTTGCCATTATTATGTTCTTCCATTATTCTATCAACGGCAGCGTCGATTGCGGCTTCTTGCTCTTCTGTTAAATCATGTGATTCATTTAATAGATTTTGTATATCTATAGAATCATCGTTAGCCTCAGTAAGGTAGTCTTTAAATGTTTTCATTGCTTTTCTATTTGTTTATATATTAGACAAGATTAACTTTAGTCTCCAGTATGTTATAACTAAAATTAATATCAAAAGTTTGGAATTCAATAGTGTTACTTGAGAAATTTAAATCTAAAGCACTAACACCAATCATTATCATGTCCTTTAATTGGCAAGTTACAAAAATATTACCTTCACCATTAATCATCTGTAAACCTATACCCTCTGGTACAAATGGATTTTTACCGCTTTGTTTATAATAGTAATCAAATACTTCAACGGCCATCCAATAATTTACCCAGCCATCAAATGCTTGCATAGTAATTGTCAGCTCTTTATCAAATAATTCTTGTTTAGGTAAACTTGTTCTAAACTTTCTAGTATTACCAGGAAAATCATTTTGTGATACTGGGTCAAAACTAGGACCTGGTAAATTCATTGACTGTATACCGTAGTTAAAATAATCAATAGGTTCTTTAATCATTGAACCTGGCATTCTATTTAAATATGGTCTATACTTATCTGCAATTTCCTTAGGAATAAAATTTCTAGGGAATTCAAATTTAAACTGGTTATTTCTTGCACTTAATATCATAATTTATTAAAATTCATTTAAACTTCTAAGTCAAATCCACCACTCCCACCTTTAGCATAACCTGAAACAGTAGATACTGCATTTTCACTTGTATTATATTCTTCCAAATTACTAGCAGCTTGTTCATAAAATCTGGTTTGGCTAGCCTGTGTTGCTTGATTTTGCGCAGCTACTCTTAATGCACTAACTTGTGAATTCCTACGTACTTTCTTACGTGCTAGGGCTTGTGCTGCTCGTGCACTAGTTAATACCCCTCGTGATTCTTTTGTGCCTAACTTATCTGATAATACGGCGACTTCATTTGTTAATTCTTGATTAGATATGTCCATCACCTTTATAGTTGCAGTACCATCATTCACAGTAGATACTAGTTCTGATATCTCGGCATTCAATTTTTTAATTGTAGCTTGTAACTCTGCAAGTTCTCGTGCATATAATAATCCCTGTGTATTTAATTTAGAAGTTAAGCTTTCTTGTGCAGCATCAGTTAATCCTAAAAATGTTCCAGTATATAAAACACTTTCATCACTAACACCATGTTCATCCTCCATTCTAGTTGAGATATAAAAGTTTTGATTATCTAAAGCTAATATCTTTTTTGAATTTTCCTTGTCTATTCTAAATAATACTTGTCCTTGTGAAAGATCAACGTCTTGTACTTGTGTCCAATTAGGAATTCTAATTTCATCGTTCTCACCTACGAAAACTAAAGTTAGAGTACCTACATTACTAAGATCAATTGGTGTATCTGCATAATCTCCATTTTCACCAGTCTCATCAAAAATTGTAAAAATTACATAATCATCAAATGGTGAAATACGAATAGTTCCGTCACCTTGTGGTAATGGTGCTGCTGTTGGGTTAAGTGATGTAAATCTCTTAAAGTATTCCTTCTCTTCCTTTGTAACTGATATATTAGTTTGTACACCAATAGGAGTAGTAGTTACACTTGGTTGATTAATAGCTGCAGTAGATATGGATTCTGCGTTATTCTGTTGTGTTGCCATCGGTTTCTGTTATTGTTTGTATTTTAGCAGGTGATATAGCAGCCTTTACATTTAATCTGTCTCTAAAGCTAGTAACATATTTATTCTTCACTACTAACTGTTCAACAATTTGTTGTGTTGTTTGGCCTGGTGCATTTCCTGCTCCACCATTGTTAACTATAATTTTAGATCCATCATCAACTGCTATCTGATTATAAACATTGGCCACAGTTGGTACAACTCCTAGATTTATTTTCATTAATCGCCTCCCATATTTATTAACATCAAATGAGGTTAGTTTAGCCACCTTCACAATCTGTGTATTATCGGCTCTATTATAAAGTCTTAATAAGTAATTAATTGAAAATGATGTGGCAATTGCACTATTTAAGATTATTGGTCTAAAAAGTATAGGACTATTAAAATCAGAAGTCTGTGTAAATACTTGCGTGCTAGTTTTTACAAAGGTAGTATTAATTTGTTCACTTACATTTATTTCATGGAATACTACATAATCTCCACCTGAGCTATTAAGAGTGTTAATAAAGTTTTCAAATGTGGATCCTAACACCTCACCAGTTAATTCAAAATAATCCCCGCTATCAGACTCGGTTACACTGGCATATAAATTATCATAAATATCTCTACTAGGTAATGTAATAGCATTTATTTCTTCAACGTTATAATAATCATAACCGTTATCCACGATAGTTTCATATATACCTGTCGCTCTAAATGTAATGGTAGGAGTGCTTAGGAAACCTTGTCCTTCAGTTAATCTATAGCCTAAACCATTAGACACCGCCGAATTAAAATCATTATTCATAAAATATAATGAAGGTACTCTCCATTCAATATAAGTAGCATATAGCTTATCATTAATTAAAACCGGATCTGGATTAAATACAGGTGTATCGGTCTTTAAAAAATTAATAGAAGATAAGTTAAGCATGACATTATCTCGCCTAGGTACCAAAGTTTCAAATATAATACCATCATAACCTGTAAATGTAAACCCTGAGATAAAATGTACTCTTATTTTATCATATGCAATATTTTGTTGGGGACTAAATGTTTGTAACAAATTAGCACTATCAGTTAATTCAGGATCAAAGTCGTTGTAAGGTACACCAACATCAGTATCTAAATAAACATACTGTGCATTATTTTGATTGATAGAAGCAGCCGAGATATCTCTGTAATTTCCCATCTCAGCAGATACACTATCCGTATTAAAAAGATAACTACCATTTGTATACCCATCTCTCATTATCTCAATAGGATGAGTAGCGGTATTAAATTCCGTTGGATCTGATTGACTAGTATAAACGTATTCTAATAAAATACCGTCGGCTAATTGTATGAATTTAGATGATTCCATTCTTTTTATTTATTTACCATTGTAAAAACTTTGGTGTATAATTTAAACCTATACCAACATAAGGTGCAAATCCATTACCACTAAAACCAACTCCTAATTGAAGTCCTAGTCCTATAGTTTTTCT